TAGAATTTGAGGTTGCGTTGATCGACACAATCGCTTCGGCAGCAATTCCATCACCTTCGATTTTAACGAAAGGAGCAATGTCGAACTTGCTCGAATAGTCCGGAGCAACCGTAAACGGTTCCTTCAGAACGAGGCGGCGATCCGATCCAGTGACGATATATTCTTCAATCTGTCGAAGCTGACCCATGCCAGTTCCGGAGTTGATGTGAATACCGCAATACTTGTAGTAGTCGGTATTCGCAGAAAGCACGCTATCCGACTGTACCGCATGGATTTGGTTATTGCCATTGACGTTGATCGCCCGGAACGAACCGGAGATGTAGGAATTATATCCAGAGCCGCCAAATTCAGTGAGAACGGAATGTATCGCGCCTTCGACCGCCACCGTATTGGCAACAGGATTTTCGAAGCATGGGAACAGCTTGTTAGGTAGGGCGAACTTAGTCACTTCGGTTTGTGAAACAGTGTATAGAAGCTTCCACACATACTCGTCATTGGTCCGATAAAATTCGTCTTCAATGTTGGTTTCAGACTTTCTCGGCTGATTGATCGAAGGAGCGCCCTTGGCATTGTAGAGGCATTTGAAAACAGAGTATTCCGAGCCTTCCTGAGAAATCACGAAGAATTTCTTGGAAGCCGGGTTCGGCTCAATATCGTCGTAGGCGTCGTACACGATGCCGCTGGTCCACGCGTTATAGGTGATCGCCAGTGCAAGGTCATCGGGATTGAGGAGTTTACCGAAGATGATCTTCCGCTGCATGTCGTAGCTTTGGAGGAATTCGGAATTGTTTGGGGCGGGCGGATTGTTGTCGTCAGGAAATGGGATATGGTTCGCCGCGACCATGTAGACATTCAGACGAGGATTGGACGCATAGCTATCGCGAGTAATAATCGCAGAATTAACCAGCGTCTTGTCAGTAAGCAAATCGGACATACGAAAAAACGTCTCCAAAAGACAGATATAACTTTGTTATATTTATGATCACTTGGAGACGTTGTTTCTTTAGATTGAGAGGATTGTTATTTCCATGTCCCCTTCAAGGTCAAGCCTATGAACAGAGACGTTGGCAATCGATCCAAACATCTTCATGCCGGTCGGATGTGTGACCGCTTTCAACACGTCGGCATACCGAGACAGCGGCATGGACGAGATGATGTCGTAACTGAATTCCTGATAGTAGTCGTTGTCATGCAACTTCTTTTCGGAGTTCAGATGCGAATTGGTCGTGGTCCAGAAGCCTTCCCCAACACCATGCTTGCCAAGGCGGATCGATCCCGAAACCGTAAACGGATTGGTTTCCGAAACGAGTTCGCCCGATCCAATTTCATAACCATAACCAGAGTCGATGACTTCGACTTCAGTGATAACACCGTTCGCCGCGATAACCTTACCGGAGATGTCCTCGTTGTCACCGAAGATATCCACGTTCAACGGAACGACATTGCTGATCGTACCCTGAGATGCGGTCGTCATACCAATAATCGGATAACCTGAAGTGAAGGACGTATCAAACAGGGTTCTATCGACTTCAATCACATTATGGTCAGCATCGTAGGATTGAACAATGCCCTTCTCGAATATTTCCCCCGCGACTTGCTGATAGATCGTTTCACCGGGCTGAAACGAACCAATGACGGACGTACAGACGATTATGTAATCACCGCGCTTGTGTGCTGCAATGCTCTTGTTGAACACCCGGACATATGGCGAGCGGTTATAGTTGACGCCCGGATTGACTTTCTTCAAGGAGCTGATAGTGCCAATCGTCATCGTCTCAAATGACAAGGCGTCGATCAGGACACTATTGGCATTAGCAGCAAAGCTTTTCGGGAAGCCATACTGAAGGTCCAGAACCACCGAAACGTTAGCCGTTGTGCCTCCCGTTGCCGGGAGGACCACCGTTGGGTTCTGGTAATAGCCCGAGCCGATGTTCGTCACTACAACCGTCGCGATTCCTCCAGAACCGTTGGTGGTGATCGTGCCTTGTCCAGCAATGAACGGCGATGAATTGCCATAGCCGCCCCCGGTCAGGTTGACGATGCCGCCGTTCGCGTACCCGCTTCCAGCCGTGTTGACCACAAACGAATCGATACGGTTGATCCCGGAATTGTAGCCATCAAGACGAATGTCAAGATAATTAACCCCGCCGATGTTCTGACCATTAAGCGTATCGCTATTGATCGTAACCGTCTGTTCGTTGATCAGCGAGGCGACTGCAAAGTTTGCACCAGACCCTGTTGATTTTGCCGTTACCGCAAACTGAAGATCAATCACGTTGTTGTTGGCATCGCGTGGAGGTGACAGCAACATGGATCGGTCGGTGTAGATGTAGGTCGGGAACGTGTTCGACACCACATAGGATGGACTGCCGTATACACCTACATCGGTCGTCCCCTGCCCAACCACCATACCGCGCACGGTCATATCGTCGGTTGTGTCAACAACTGCCGTATTGCCATTCTTGTGAAGCCGGATATCAGACGCGCCTTGCGACGTGACCGAAGCCGCCGTGCGAAGAACGCGAGTGCGGCGCGAGCGGAACTTCTTACCGGCATCAAAAACCCCACTGACATCGCCAAGCGAAATCTGTGTTCCGGTGATGTTGGCGATTCGGGCGCTGGCGGGAGTTACCGTGACACTAACCGCCGAGATCGTAGCGTTAGCCCCATTGATCTTCGACAGTCCCGGGACAATCTTTCCGAAGTAACCGTTGACCGTCAATTCGCTCCCGGTAATACTTGCGACGGTTGCGAAAGAATAATTAACTACAAGAGTAGGATCAATCGGACTATATGAGTATTGTTCGACTAGATGACCAACAGAAACCGTCGCACTATTTGCAGAAATAGTGATTACTGCGCTTGCTTCTTCATCGATATACTCGCCAACAGTCATCAGGGTCGGAGTAGAGTTGGCAGTAATCTTGACCTGATCTAGGAATGTACCAAGAGTAGGCATGACCACAACTGCCGCATTGGCGCTGGACGGATTGGAAATCGAAATCAGTGTACCTTCGGCGATGACGACGTTGGATGAATCAACGCCCTTGACCAGATCACCGGGAACCCCGGTTGCATTGAAGCCTGCCGCCGCGAGCACATCGATCTTTTCGAGTGGTTGATAAACCGTCTCCATGTCGATGAAGGACAGGTTTGCATTTTCCGTTATCAAAACGGTATTAGAAACGTAGACCTTGGTGTTATCATCGTTCGTGTAACCATTACCGCCGTCTAGCAGGGAAAAGTCAACGCGACCGGTAGCATCCTGTGTGCGAACAACGCGAACCTTACCCTGAGTGCCGCCAACAGCGACGACATCAAACAGATCGCCAATCTTGTTGTTTCGACCGCCCGAGCTGATATCAAAGTAGGAGAGCGAGCCGACAACAGTCGGAGCATCCTGTACTTCGCCATCGTCGGTGATAGCATCGCCAGTGATGAACGTTCCCTGCACCGTGGACATGTAGATGATGTCGATCATCTTGCCGTTGATACGCTTGCGCACCACCGAGTCAACGAAGCCGGAAGCACCCGAGGACGCCCCGAAAATCTTTTTGTCGATGAACGTCTTGGTGCGGTTCGACGTGGACACTTCAAGGTATTGTGGCTTCTTCCATGTCGAATCGGACGGCTTCAGAACGTCTTCGCCCGGATAGTAGATTTCGATCTCTTGACCGAACAGAAGCTTCATGAACAATTCGGTCGATTGCTTGGTGCCCTTCGTCCGGTAAAAGTCCATGACATGCTTGATCAGGAACCGCGTGTCCACTTCACTGGAATACGGGAAGCCGTCGAGATAGGTTGATTTGAAATGGTCAAGAAAATCGTCAAGGGTCGTATCGAGGTCGGCGATCTTGATCAGTTGCCGTCCTTCGTTGTATGCCGACTTCTCGCTGGTTTCCATCCACTCGTAATATGCCTTGAGGAAGGCAACCATAACAGGCCCTTCCTCACGGTAGATCGCTGGAAACTGATCTTCAACCAGTTGCGAGATTTCTTGAAAATTAAGTCGATTATCCACCATGAACACCCGCAACCGAGATAGTGATGTCAGTGTCACGAATCTTGATAATACGAGACTTCGGGCTGACAATGTCCGAATATTTAGGCAGTACCGAGAACTCAATACCTGCCCCGGTGAACGACGTGATATCCGCCTTGTTCAGGGTGATCTTGCCTGTCTTGTAATCTACCGCCCCAACCGCCTTCTTGATATAGGTGAAGGTCGTATTGACGTTACGAATAAAGTTCAAGACGCCGCGACCATCATCCATCAGATAGCCGGTCTGTTCCGAAATCGCAAAAGCCGATGACTGGACGCTTGGGGTGTAATCGGCGATCTCATCACCCGCCGCCACGTACTTGTTCACGAACAATTCGTTCTTAAAATAAATTTCGTATTTGTTCTGTGAATCGAGTGACGGGCGGAACTGGATGATTGCCCGAACGTGGGTTTCGTTGGAAACGATCTTGTTGAACGAATCGTCAATCGCCCCAATCAGTTTCGAGGTGCGAAGCGTCTGACCAAAATCATTCAGGTTCGTCCGGGTGAAATCCTTGATCGCGTCATCAACCATTGTATGAACCGAACCCGCACCAACCCCGGTCTTCGACTGATCGTACTTGACATCGGTATGAACCGAAATATACATGTACTCAGGCGAGGCGATAACAGGTTCGACCGCCAAGACACAACGATCCTTCAAGAACGCAAGGCATCGCTGGCGAACGTTTTCAGAAAAGCCATCCATGTCATTGACCGCAAGCGAAATGATCGTCCTGCCGAACTGTGGCGGATCAACTTCTTCGCCGCCGTATACGGAGATTGCCGTGATTTCCGGGAACTTGTTCTTCAGGAGAATTTTGAAGTCATTGGCGACGACGGCGCGATCCTGAATCTGGATTGCCTTCGGGGCAAAATACTTGATCGATTCGACCGTCTCACGAGCGGAACCACCAACAGAGCGCGACATTGTC